CCGTAATACTTCCTCCTGAATTTTCAGACGTAAATTACAAAGGCGGAATGCCTGAATACATTCAACCTTTAATTAAACCTAATCCAGAAACTGCAAAATCAACATTTTTAACTCATTTTAGTAATGAACCAAATTTAACATTTACCGATCCCTCAAGATATGGAAGTGGTATAGCTGGAGCAGAATCTGAAAGACTTAAAAATTATTCTGGTGCGGTAAAAGATAGGTCTTATTTTTATACTGGCAACCCAGAACAAGTAAAACCAGAGCCAGGTTTAGGAGCCTATAAATATATTTCTGAAGCAAACAATTTATATGATATTTCTCAAGACCCATTAAAATTAAGAACATTGGCACAAGAAGCTAATAGAACTCCTTGGAGATCGAATGTAAATGCAGGCCAAACTTATAATGTAGAAAGTGATTTAGAACGATTAATTAAAGAACATGGATACCAAGGCTATATGACTGGGGATGTAACTGCTCCGTCTGCTGCATTATTTTATAAAACCCCAGTTACTAGATATGACGAAATTTTATCAAAAATCAATCAAGATGTACATTCACCCAATTATTTAGAAGATTTACATAAAGCATTAGCTCAAAAACCAATAGACGTAACAGACGTTCACGCTCCAAACTACTTAGAAGACATACATAACCAACTGGCAAATCAACAATAAATTTGCAATTTGTCAGAATAGTATTACAATCTGACACTATGAAGAAAACAGTTAAATCACACCCCAACCGAACAGGCAGGCCCACTCTTTACAAAGAGCAATATGCCCAAGAACTCATAGATTATTTTAATCAGCCTGCATACTCAGAGAAAACAGTTATTCTCCCAAATGGAGTAGAACGGACTGAAAGATTATCTAATCTATTCCCAACACTAACCCGATTTGCTGCCAGTAGAGGTGTCACAAGAGACACTTTACACGAATGGGCTAACGCAAAAGATGAGAACGAAAGACTTAAACATCCTGAGTTTTCCGACGCATATAAGGTTGCAAGGCAGTTACAGGAGTCTGTTTTAGTTGAAGGTGCTACGGCAGGGGTCTTTAACGCACAGTTTTCAATCTTCACCGCAAAGAACATTTTAGGTTGGAGAGACAAGACCGAACAAGAGATTACAGGTGCATCTGGTGGGCCACTTCTTATGCAAGTAGCAACCGACAATGACGCTTAAGTACACAGAGAAACAGATTGAGGCCATGAAATTGATGAGTGGAGACCCCACTTACGTCATGCTATTTGGTGGGTCAAGGTCGGGTAAGACGTTCATCACTATCAGGCAAATAGTAACCAGGGCGATCAAAGCAGGCGGTTCAAGGCACACAATTCTCAGGTTTAGGTTCAATCACGTTGTCAACTCGGTGGTTTACGATACATTCCCAAAGGTGATGAAGATTTGTTATCCAACGGTCAACTATAAGTTAGATAAAACGCATTGGTTTGCGAAGCTGGACAATGGATCAGAGATTTGGTTTGGTGGATTAGATGACAAGGAAAGGACGGAGAAGATTCTAGGTATGGAGTTCAGCACAATTTACTTGAATGAGTCCAGCCAGATAGCTTGGGGTTCGGTTGGGATTGCAATGACTCGACTGGCTCAGAAAGTCAATCAGCAAATCATGGTGGATAAAAAGATTGAGATGAAGCCTCTTAAGCCAAGGATGTTCTTTGACTGCAACCCGCCAGATAAAAACCATTGGACGTACAAGTTATTTGTGCAGCGCAGAGACCCAGAGACAGGAACCAACCTTTACACTCCCGAGGATTACGCATACTTTCAAATCAATCCTAAAGACAATGTGGATAACTTGTCGGACGGATACTTAAAGACTTTGGAAGGATTGTCAGCCAGGCTCAGAAAACGATTCCTTGAAGGAGAGTTTACAGATGCTAACCCTAACCAATTGTTTACTGACTTGTACTTTGATCGTTGGCGCACTCAAGAGGAAGACTTACCTGAGTTTGTGCGAGTTGTTGTTGGAGTTGACCCTAGTGGAGCAGGAGACTCTGACAATGCTGACAATGATGCAATTGGCATTATCGTAGGAGCTTTGGGGACGGATGGGAACGCATACTTACTTGAGGACTGCACAGTCAAAGCAGGGCCTGCAACCTGGGGAAAAGTCGCAACAAGTGCATACGACAGGCACAACGCAGACATATTGGTGGGTGAGAATAATTATGGTGGTGCAATGGTTGAAATGGTTATTCAGGCATCTAGACCAAGAACTAACTACAAGTCAGTCCTTGCCACTCGATCAAAGATGGTCAGGGCAGAGCCGTTTGCTCCACTTTACGAACAGGGAAAAATCAGGCACGTTGGAAGGTTCGCAGATCTAGAGGAAGAACTTGGAGGATTTAGCACCAATGGTTACAATGGATCTAAGTCCCCAAACAGAGCAGACGCTTGGATTTGGGTGCTAACCGAACTGTTTCCTGCAATTTTGCGATCAAAAGTTGAGAAAAAATCACAAAATGCACCGAAAAAACAGTTTAATTCTAATAATTCACCTGGATTTTGGATGTAAACATGGCAACAAACACCGAAGACGAAATTATCCGCAGAGCGCACGACAACTTTAAACATTGTTTGGACTGGGAACAAGCGTCCCGACAAAGTTTTAGGGAGGACATGAGGTTCTTATTTGCCGACTCGGACAACCAGGACCAATGGGAGCCTGCGGTTAAGGCCAGACGCAGACTGAACACTCAGCCCATGATCACTATTAATAAGGTGCATACGCATTGGCTGCACGTTGTTAATAACCTAAAAGAAAACAAACCGTCTGTTAGCGTACATCCAACAGGAAATGAGGGAACTTATGAAGCTGCTGAAATCTTTGAAGGATTGGTTCGTCACATTGAGTACATATCTAACGCAAAAACTGCGTACGATATGGCAGCGGAGCAACAAGTAGGTGGTGGAATAGGATATTGGACGGTCACAACCGCCTACGCAGATGATTCCACATTTGACCAGGAGATATACATTCGGGAAGTTCCAGACGCAATGAGCGTTTATCTTGATCCACACATTAAGAAAAGGGATGGTTCAGACGCTCGGTTTGGGTTTATCTATGAAGATATGCCAAGGGAAGTGTTTGAGATGAAGTACCCAGGTGAGTCCGTTCCAATGGCTTATTCAGGTGGGGCGCAATCTTGGGTTACCAAGGATGTTGTTCGGTTGGCTACTTATTACGAACGTGAGAATAAAAAGGAATGGCTTTATTCAATCCCAAATGAAGACGGATCAATGAAGTTTGAGCGTCAATCAGATATGACTAAAGAAGAAGTCAAGATGCTGAATGAGGCTATTCGGATGGGTGCGGACATCGAGCGCAGGCGCATTGACAAGAATGTTATCCACAAGTATTTAATTGGTGGGAATAAGATTTTAGAGAAGGGAATTTGGGCAGGGAAGTACGTTCCAATCGTCCGAGTACCTGGTGAGGAAATGCAGATTGAGGGCAGATTAGACCGTAAGGGATTAGTCCGATACATGAAGGATGCACAAAGAGCATACAACTACAACGCTTCAGCAGCCTTGGAATATGGTGCTCTACAGTCAAAATCTCCGTATTTAGCCCCAGTTGAGGCAATAGAGGGACTAGAAAACTACTGGGCAACGGCAAATACTGAGAATCATGCTTACTTAGCTTACAACCATGCGGACGAAAACGGCAACCCTATTCCTGCTCCAGCAAGGTCTCAGCCTCCGTCCTCTGCTCCAGTTTATATGGAAGGAATGCAAGTCGCTGAGAATGAAATGATGATGACTTCAGGCCAGTACCAACAGACATTTGGGGCGCAAGGCCAGGAGCTTTCAGGGGTTGCAATTGGCAAACGTCAATACATGGGAGAAAGGGTAACGTACCACTTCCAAGACAATCAAAACATGGCTATCCAGTTTACAGGTAAGATTTTGATTGATCTGATTCCTAAGATATACGACACAAAACGGACTATTAGAATTTTGGGAGAGGATGGCACAGAACAAGAGGTAATGATTGACCCAACTCTTAAAACGGCCTACAAACAAATGGAGAACAAGGAGGAGGCCAAAATCTCCACAATTTTTAATCCGTCTGTTGGAAGTTATGATGTAGTTGCAGAATCTGGTTCTAACTATGAAACTAGAAGACAGGAAGCATTTGCTGCAATGTCTCAAATGATTGGTCAACAACCGCAACTCGCACAGGTTATCGGTGATCTATATATGGGTTCGGCTGACTTTCCTAATGCAGATAAATTGCAGGAACGGATGAGAAACTGGATTCCTCCAGCCATTTTGGGAACTGGGCCAAGCGAACAAGAGCAGGCTTTAATGCAACAACTCCAACAGTCTCAACAAGTTATTGCTGCGCTGACTCAACAGGTTCAAGACAGGAAAGTAGATCAAGTCATGGAGAAACAAAGACTTGATATGGACGCTCTCAACCATCTGGCTATCAGATTGGAGAAAGAGCGAGACAGTTTAATTAGTGCATTCAAGGCTGAGACCGAAAGATTGAAGACACTTATTAAGGATGTGAACCCTATGCAACTGGGGGGAATTACTGACAAGATGGTTGGAGAGATCGAACAAGCCAAAAATCCTGCTCAAGACATTAACCCCGATTACATAGACCCCTCACAATATTTGCAAAATGCTATCCCAACCATTACAGGATGAAAATGGAAACTACAGTTGAACAAACCGTAACTGAAGGAAATAACCAGGCTGACGCAACCAATGCCACTCAGCAAACTCCAGAGCAAAAAGCTCCAGAGGCCAAAGACAACTCTTACCACGACTTACCCGAATGGGCTAGAAAACGGATGGGTGAACTAGCTGCAGCCAAGAACAATGCTGCCGAACAACTCGCTGCACTCAAGGCACAAATGCAAAATCAGCCAGAGCCTCAACAACAATATCAGCCTCAAAATACTCAAAATATTGAAGAATTGGCTACTCAAATAGCTAACCAAAGGGTTCAAGAGCAGACATTCTTAAACAAAATGAACGAGATTGAAAAGAATGCCAAGGCTGAATTTGGCCAGGAATATGATAGATCAGTCCAGAATTTACAGTTGGCTGGTGTTGGTGGGAATGACTTTTTACACGCTTTGGCTGAAGTTCCAAATCCTGAGAAAGTAATTACTTACCTTGGGAAGTCTGAAAATGTCAATGACGCAATCAGGATTTCTCAACTCAGTCCAATGCAACTCGGGATTGAATTGACCAAGTTATCCACTAAGGCAGCCAAGGAATTGTCCAAGCAAAAGTCTAGCGCACCTGCTCCAGTTGGAGAAGTGACTGGGGGTTCGTCTGCTCCAACAGGTGCAGGGGCTGAACCTCCCATGAGCGATACCGAAGCCTGGGTTGCATGGAGACGTGCAACTGCTAGAAAAAAGCGTTGATAAATTAGATTTTTAGCATTAGAATGGTGTACAGGCAGAAGCGAGCCGTAAATCGTTGTGTTGGGCCGTAAAAGATAGTCTCCAGAGGCCAGGGGAAATTAGGAGTTTACCGAAAGGTAAGCAATTCATTTCTTTATTCGTCAAAGGAGGTAGTTCAACATGACTACTAGCAATTCACTTCTTACGATAAGTCAGATCACAAATGAAGCGGTCAGACTTTTCACTCAATCTAATGCTTTTCTAAGAACAGTTTCCCGCCAGTATGACGATCAGTTCGCTCGTACAGGTGCGAAAATTGGTTCAACTTTGCGTATTCGTTTACCCAACGATTACACAGTTAGCACAGGGCCTGCAATTACTCCTCAAGGTACTAACGAACAGAATACATCTTTGACTGTGGCAACACAAGCAAACGTACCTGTTTCTTTTGGTACTGCTGAGAAAACATTGTCACTCGATGACTTCTCCGAGCGTATTCTCGCTCCTGCGGTCAACCGTTTGGCAGCGTATGTTGCAGCAGACTTGATGAACGTAGCATCTCAATCAGCCAACATTTCACCAAACTTCTCAAGCGGTACAACCTTGGTAAGTCCAAATGCAACGACATGGCTGACTGCAGGTTCTTCTTTAGATCAAAACTTGGCACCAAGAATGGAACGCAAGATTATTCTTGATCCAGTCACTCAAGCTCGTACTGTTTCATCTTTGGCGGGTTTGTTCAATCCTCAAGTTAAAATTGCTGAGAACTATGAAACTGGTGTTATTACCAGAGATACTCTCGGATTTGACTGGATGTACGATCAAACTACTCTAGTTCACACAGTTGGTTCATTCTCAAGTGGTACTGTTAATGGTGCAAGCCAAACAGGAACAACATTGACTGTGAATGCAATTACTGGAACTTTGAACCAGGGTGACATCATCACAATCGCAGGTGTATACGCAATTAACCGTTTGACTGGTAACTCACAAGGCCAACTACGTCAATTCGTTGTTACTGCAAACGTAGCATCTGGCGCAACAAGCATTCCAATTTACCCTGCTATTACTCCTGCTCCAGCAGCGTTTAATACAGTAACTGCATCTCCTGCAAACTCTGCAGCGATCAGTTTGGTAATGGCTGCTTCTACAAGCTATCGTCAAAACATAGCTTATTTCCCAGAGGCTTTCACTTTAGCAACTGCTGACTTAGAAATGCCTACTGCTGGTGTTGTTCAGGCTGCTCGTGCTCAGTTCGATGGAATCTCTTTAAGAATGATTGAGGCTTATGATGTAATGTCAGATTCCTTGATTACTCGTATGGATATTCTGTACGGATACGCTGCAATCCGTCCTGAGTGGTCTTGTATTGTTCCTGACATTGTCTAATGCCAATTGAACAATACTACAGGGGGAAGTTGGTTTCCCCTGTTTACACTTTTGTAGAGTTTCCCAAGTGGATTATTGACTCGCTTGGGGAGCAGCATCTTGTTCAGACACCTGAAGAAGAAGCACAAGTTTTAATCGTTCCAGAGATAAAAGAAACTAAGAGGGGCAGACCAAAAAATGACTCAACCGCTGCCGACAACTCCCTCTGATCTAATCACTCAAGCGTTAAAAATAGCAAACGTCATTG